CAGAAAGGAGGCTAATTGTAGATGGATACTCGTTATGGAGAACAAACTCCGACGGTATCCGTAATCGAACCTTACGAGAAGTCATTGGGACAACAGGCGATTGATTTGTACAACGAGACAGACCACAAGGCTATTCCATGGCAGGTGTCAATGATGTATGACATCATGGCGGTAAATGAAGATGGACTTTGGGCTCATCAGAAATTCGGTTTTTCGCTGGCCCGCAGAAACGGCAAGAGTGAAATAATCTTAGCTAGATGCCTCAGGGCATTAAAGTATGGCGAGAGAGTGCTTTATACCGCTCACAGGACGGCAACTTCACACGCAATCTGGGAGAGACTCGGACGGATGTGCGAACAGGCGGGCATCGAAATCAAATCGTCGTTAAAGGGCTACGGCAAGGAACATCTTATTACGCCAGAGGGCGGCGGGATCTGGTTCAGGACGAGAACATCCACAGGCGGTCTTGGTGAGGGATATGACCTGTTAATCATTGATGAGGCTCAGGAGTACACACCCGAACAGGCTACGGCCCTGCAGTACGTGGTTACCGATTCGCAGAATCCGCAAACGATCATGATCGGGACTCCGCCGACTGCAGTTTCAGCCGGAACAGTGTTCCCTGAATACCGCAAAACCTTATTGCAAGGCGGCGGTTATGAGTCCGGATGGTGCGAATGGTCAGTGCCGGAGCTATCCGACAAGTATGATGAGGATCTCTGGTATAAAACCAATCCATCACTTGGCTATTTCCTGCAGGCAAGGGCGATCAGATCAGAGACCGCAGGGGACGAAATCGACTTTAACATTCAAAGACTTGGCCACTGGCTCAGTTATAACCAAAAGTCGGCGATAACGGCTGCGGAATGGGACGCTTTGAAGGTGGATGAACTTCCGAAACTGAAGGGCAAACTGTTCGTCGGGGTCAAATTCGGTCATGATAACGAAAATGTTTCTGTTTCAATAGCAGTTAAGACTGCGGATGACAAGATTTTCGTTGAAGCGATTGACTGCAGGCCGATAAAGGCTGGCCTTGAGTGGATTTTGTCATTTCTCGATGCGGCAAGTTGGAAAACAGTGGTGGTTGACGGCGACAACGGCAAAATGATGCTAAAAGACGCGATGAAACAGGCGAAAATCGGCAAGGCGGTCATTCCGTCAGTCCCTGAAATCATCAATGCTTATGCTTTGTGGGAACAGGGCATTGCAAGAGGAAACATCGTCCACATGGAACAATCCGCCGCAACGCAGGTCATAACCAACTGCGAAAAAAGAGCGATAGGCTCGAAAGGTGGCTTTGGCTACCAGTCACAAATCAAAACGGCTGACATCTCAATTTTAGACAGCATGGCATTAGCTTATTGGCAGTGCTACGAAAACAAAGGCTCGAAAAAACAAAACATCAGTTATTAAGCACAGCAATTCGGCTGTGTTTTTTAATATCACAATTTACGGTACCGCCGGTTAAACGGGCAAAGGAGTTATTACAATGTCAGATTTCAAAGTAATTGAAACACAAGAACAGCTCAACGAGATTATCGGAGAGCGCATCAAAAAAGCAAAAGAAAAAGCAGAAGCTGAAGCGGCTGAAAAGTATGCAGATTATGACGAGTTAAAGGCTCAGGTCGGCACACTCACATCACAGGTCGAGGAGCTGACGGGTCAGAACACTAAACTGCAGGAGTCAGCGGCTGAAGCTGAAAGAAACCTTGCTGAAAGCGCGAAGTACAAGACCGACTTGGAAAAAACGAGAATCGCACTGCGGGCAGGGCTCAAGATCGAGTATGCAGATCGGCTCAGAGGTGAAAACAAGGAAGAGTGGGAAGCTGACGCTGAAGCGCTTGCGAAAGATTTTGCGCCTAAACCGTCAACAGCGCCGCTCGGAAGTAATGAGCCGGAGCTAACAAATGAAAGCCAGGAAAAGGCGGCATGGAAGAGCATGCTGGCTGACCTGAGCGGTAATTAAAAGAAAGGAAAATATCATGGCTACCAAAACAACAGCAACAACAAATTTCCCGGCACAGCTTGTGTCCGAAATGTTTAACGCAGTTCAGGGACATTCCGCACTCGCTAAACTGTGCGCCTCAAAACCGATTCCGTTCGTTGGCGAAACAGTATTTACATTCGCTATGGGCGGAGAAGTCTCCATCGTTGGTGAGGGCGCAAACAAACCTGCAGGTGACGCAACAGTCGCTCCGAAGACGATCAGACCGGTCAAGATGGTTTACCAGCACAGAGTAAGCGATGAATTCATGAACTCTTCAGAAGAAGGCAGACTCCCGATTCTTCAGGCATTTGCCGATGGGTTCGCTAAGAAGATGGCAAGAGGCCTGGATATTGCGGCTCTGCATGGCCTGAATCCAGCAGACCTGACTGCAGCATCCTTCAGGGCAACAAACAGTTTTGACGGTCTCGTATCCAATACAGTGACTTATGCTGCCGCAACAGTGGATGACAATATCAATGCAGCAGTACAGGCTGTTATCGGTGGTGAAAGAGCCGTCAACGGTATCGCTATGTCACCGGCAGCTGGAACTGCTCTGTCAGCAATCAAAGTAAACGGCGTTGCTCAGTATCCGGAATACAGATTCGGTCAGAATCCGGACGCATTCTACGGGATGACATCTGACGTAAACGACACTGTTGCAAAAATCGCAACAGGCGGCAAGGCTGACCACGTAATCGTAGGAGACTTCCAGAACGCTTTTAGATGGGGCTACGCTAAGAATGTACCGCTCGAAGTTATCGAATTCGGTGATCCGGACGGTCAGGGCGATCTGAAGAGAACGAACGAAGTAGTCCTGAGAGCAGAAGCTTATATTGGATGGGGAGTTCTCGATGCAGCTTCATTCGCAATCGTAAGAGAGGCGTAATTATGAAATATCGGAACATAAAAACAGGAGCGGTCATAGAAATAGCTTCAGAGCTTAAAGGAGAAGACTGGGAGCCGGTAAAGGCTGAATCGGTCAAAGATACTCCGAAGTCCGCACCTATTAAGAAAGGAAAGGCTAAAAAATGAGCGATTTTGCAACACTCGCTGATGTCCTCACATTGTCTGGGGGCGCTTATACAACAGAACAACAGGATCGCATAACGGCACTGTTGCCATTAGTTTCTGACGCGCTCCGCATGGAAGCAAATAAGGTCGGGAAAGACCTTGACGCGATGATAGAGGCTGATGAGGCTTACGGCAGTGTTGTGAAGCTTGTAACTGTTGATGTAGTTGTTCGGGCACTATCTATCGACACCCAAAGCGCACCGATGTCGCAGGAATCGCAGAGCGCACTCGGCTATTCATGGTCGGGCACGTATGCGATCCCAGGCGGGGGAATTGCTAACAGCATTCTCAGAAACGACCTTAAACGGCTCGGCTTAAGGCGGCAAAGGTACGGGACGATTGAATGGTATGGCGGTGATGAGCATGAGTAAGATCAGAGGAATCACCGTCATTCTATTTGACAATGCACAAACAGAGCTTGATCCATTCGGCGATCCGGTTTATACGGAAACGGAAACCGAGGTTAATAATGTGCTTGTTGCTCCGGCATCATCCGAAGAGATTCAGGACTCGCACAATTTATACGGACGCAAAGCGGTCTACACGCTTGCGATCCCGAAAAACGACACCCACGATTGGGAGAACAAACGAGTTGATTTCTTTGGAGAAAGCTGGAAAACCTTCGGAATCCCGCTTGAAGGGATTGAAGCCATGATTCCGCTTGAATGGAATAAAAAGGTAATGGTTGAACGTTATGAATAAGATTCAAAAATTCAAGCTAGATATCAAAGGTCTCAGAGAACTTATGAAATCGGACGAAATGCAGTCAATCTTGGGAGATTCAGTTCAATCTGTACAGAAAACGGCAGAAGGCATGGCACCAAATGGCTCTCAATTCGGCACAGCTGTCCGTACAGTGAAATATGTAGCGATCGGTACTGTATATCCGGAAGGCGAAAAAGCCGTCAAAGCCACTTACGAAGAAAACCTTCTTGAGAAGGCACTGGGTTCAAGCGGACTGCCGCGAGAAAAGGGGTAAAACATGATAGAAGTTACAGTGTTAAATCACTTAAAAAGTGCGCTCGGAGTTGACGTTTATATGCAACGACCAGAAAACGCACCGAAACAATACGTCCTTGTGGAAAAAACAGGGTCGGCTCGAACAAATAAAATCAATCAATCAACTTTCGCGTTACAATCATACGCAGACACGCTTTACAAGGCGGCGGCACTTAACGAAAGTGTTAAAGAGGCAGTCGAAAGTCTTGCGGACAATGACGAGATAGGACGCGTAAGCCTTAATTCAGACTATAACTTTACAAATGTGGCCAGTAAGCAATATCGCTATCAGGCCATTTTTGTTATCACTCACTACTAACGGAGGTGAAATAAATGTCAACTGTATCGAACGTATCGGTCGGTAAGCCTAAAACGACTGGAGCGATTTTCAGGGCTCCGCTCGGAACGACTCTTCCGACAGATGCAACAACAGCACTTGCAGCAGAATTCGTGGAACTCGGTTACGTTTCCGAGGATGGTGTTACTAACACTAACAGCCCCGAATCCGAAGAGATCAAGGCATGGGGCGGAGATGTAGTTCTCACACCGCAGACAGAAAAAACAGACACATTCCAGGTAACGCTCATTGAAGTCCTGAGCAAGGATGTTCTGGCCGCTGTCTATGGTAGCGACAACGTAACAGGCACGCTTGCAACTGGACTCACAGTATCAGCCAATAGTGATGAGCCGGAAGAGGCTATCTGGGTCGTTGATATGATCATGCGCGGCGGAGCTCTTAAGAGAATTGTAATACCTGATGGCAAGATCACCGAAATCGGTGACATCGTCTACAAAGATGACGAAGCAACAGGTTATGAACTCACGATCACTGCACTGCCGGATAGTGACGGAAGTACACATTACGAGTACATCAAGAGCAACTAAAATTGAGAAAGCGAGGGAATTATGAAAAAACAGGGCGAACTTGCAAACGGATTCAAGTGGAAAGTGGACGACATAGTCCTTGACGACATGGAACTGCTCGAATCATTGCAGAAAGCGCAGAGCGACGAACCGCTCGAAATCGTTACGGTTATCAATAAAATCCTTGGTGAAGATCAGAAAAAAAGCCTTTACGACCATATCAGAGGCAAGGATGGCAGAGTACCGATTGACGAAGCAACAAACTGTATTCTCGAACTCTTTGAAGCTTTGGGAGAAGACGGAAAAAATTCATAACCCTTGCCGGATTACTTGCTCACAGCCGCGCGGAGTTAATCTGCGATTTGGCTGAAACTTATCGGATATACGATTACAGAGGGGTGCCAGTAAGACTGCTAGGCACCCTTGTATCCGGTCTAGGGGACAAATCGAGAATTGGTCAAAAGGTTGCAGGAGTTACAGCTCCGGCAGATACGATTTTATTAGCAAAAATATACGACATGATAAACATCCTTATATGGATGCAGACAGAAGATGGAATGAAAGGGCGCAACAAACCGAAGGAGTTGGCCCCTAATTTTTATATAGAAACAAAAAACAATGAAACGTTCGGTTTTGAGAATGGCGCAGAATACGAAAAAGCCAGGGCAAAACTGATTGAAGAACTGGAGGGCTAAATAATGGCTCAACTCGGAACCGCCTATGTGCAGATAGTACCATCAGCGCAGGGCATAAGTGGAAAAATACAAAAAGTAATAGCACCTGAGGCATCAGCGGCAGGCACAAAAGCAGGTGAACAGATCCACGCAGGAATGGCATCGCGTCTTGGCGGGGTAGGAAAAGGCCTGATGAAAGCGGGGGCTATCGCAACAGCA